TTATGGTGATCACATATCTTTTTCTAAAGGATTTGAAACCATTGCTAGGCCTATATTAAAAAAATTAAACTGTATTGCACCTATTACCGTAAAAGCTAACCTCGTATTAGCAAAAGAAAAGCCTTTTCAATCTGAATTTCATGTTGATAAGCATTTTGAATGCAAAACAGCTATTTTTTATGTAAATACTAACAATGGTTATACTTTAATAGATAAAGAAAAACGAATTAAAGTTCCTTGTGAAGCTAATAAAATATTAATATTTAATTCTAACATAGAACATGCTATGGTAAGCCAAACAGACACACCAAGAAGAGTAGTTGTAAACTTAAACTACCTATAAAATGCAATTAAGTAAAAATTTTTCATTAAATGAATTAATTTATTCAGATACAGCTATTCGTAAAAGTATATTTAATAATCCTAACGAAGAACAAATAAATAATTTAAAATTACTATGCGAAAACATATTAGAACCCGTAAGAAAAAATTTTAATAGTCCAGTTATAATTAATTCTGGATATAGATCTCCAGAAGTATGCCTTGCAGTAGGATCTACTATTAAAAGTCAACATACCAAAGGACAAGCAGCAGATTTTGAAATAGTAGGAATAGCTAATAAGGATTTAGCAGATTGGATAGTGGCTAATTTAGATTATGACCAATGTATATTAGAATTTTGGAATGAAAATGAGCCTAATAGTGGTTGGGTACATTGCAGTTATTCAAGTTTTGGTAATAGAAGACAGTATTTGAAAGCACAGAAAATTGATGGTAAGATTGTATATTCATCAATGGTTTAAATATGAAAACAAAACCTGGTTTGTGGGCAAATATTAATAGAAGAAAAAGATTAGGGATAAGTCGCCCTAAATCTGAAACCACTATTTCTAAAGAAGCTTATTCAAATATGAAAAAAGGATTTCCAAAGAAAAAATCTAAAGGTGGATTAATAAATAATAATTATGAAATGAGGTGTGTAAAAGATTACACAAAAAATTTATTATGATGTATTCTAGAGGAATGGGTAAAGCTTATCTTGCATCTGGTGGCACACCAGCATGGCAACGTAAAGAAGGTAAAAATCCAGAAGGTGGATTAAATAAAAAAGGGGTTGCTTCTTATAGAAGAGAACATCCTGGTTCTAAATTATCCACTGCTGTAACTACTAAACCTAGTAAATTAAAACCAGGTTCAAAAGCCGCTAAAAGAAGAAAGTCTTTTTGTGCTAGAATGAAAGGCATGAAAAAAAGATTAACTTCAGCAGAAACTGCAAGAGATCCAGATTCAAGAATTAATAAATCACTTAGAAAGTGGAATTGTTAATATATTCTATAATAAAAATACTAGGGAACAGTATATATATTATTATAAAAATAAGGTATATTTAGTATATGATAAATACAAAAACAGGTAAGCCAATGATTAAAGCAAAAACAAATATGACTTTTGTTGAAGGTGGAATGTCTGAACCTATATTTGAAGGTCTTGAAAGTGAAAACGTTACTACTACAGATCCAATCGTTAACGGTGGTGTAGGTGGTTACTATCAAAAACCTAAACAAGAAGTTAAAGGTCAACATCCAATACAAGTTAAAAAACAATACTTCGGAGAATACTAAAATGGGAATGAAGAATTATCAAAAATCTAAAATAGCTCCTAACTTTGCTACAAAAGAACAAATGAAAATTATGGCAAAGGGAGAAGAGAACGTTAAAACTAGTCAAGTAAAAGCAGCGTCTAAAAAGAAGTAGGTCATGAAGCATGAGTACTTCTGGAACTACAACATTTAATCTAGACATTGATGACGTTATAGAAGAAGCCTATGAACGTTGTGGTGTTCGCACAAATACTGGTTGGAATTTAAAATCAGCACGAAGAAGTTTAAATCTTTTATTTTCTGAATGGGGAAATAGAGGAATACATCTTTGGAAAGTAGTTTTAAAAGTACAAGCTTTAACATCAGGTCAATCAACTTATGATACTCCAGAAGATTGTAGTGATGTACTAGAAGCCTATATCTCAACTTCTGAAAATGTTGAACTAAACACAAAAGATTTAACATTAAGTAAAATTGATAGATCTGCTTATGCAGCTTTACCAAATAAAGGTCAAACAGGACAACCTTCTCAATATTATGTTAATCGTCAAATTAATCCTAAAATAAGTTTATATTTAACTCCAAATAATATTACTTATATGTATGTAAAATATTATTACATAGCTAGAATACAAGATGCAGGTGATTATAAAAATCAAGCTAATCTTCCTTATAGATTTTTTCCATGTATGGTTTCAGGACTTGCATATTATTTATCACAAAAAATAGCACCAGATAGAGTTGGAATATTAAAACCTTTGTATGAAGAAGAATTATTAAGAGCATTAGAAGAAGATTCTCAAAGAACTTCTGTATATGTTTCTCCATACACATACTTTGGGAGAAGTGTATAATGCCATTCTCAACAGGTAAAAGAGCTTTAGCAATATCAGATAGATCTGGACAACAATTTCCATACAGAGAAATGAGAACAGAGTGGAATGGTTCTTTTGTTCATTTTACAGAATATGAAGCTAAACATCCTCAATTAGATCCAAGACACCACAAAGCAGATGCTCAAGGATTAAGAAATGCTAGAGCAGACGTGAGACGTGGTACTGGGGTAGATGTACAATTAGATCTATACTATTGGGGTGGTCAATTTTTAACCACGGCTCAAGGAAGTATGCAACCTGGTATTAGCGGAGATATAATTAATTATAAAAGATCTGCTGTAGCTTCAGTTGGAAATGTAACAATAATAATATCATGACATACGCTGAATTATTATCAAACATAAGATCTTACACAGAAGTAAGTTCAACAGTCCTTACAGATAGTCTTTGTGATACTTTTATTAAAAATTCTGAATATAGAATTTTTAGAGAAACAGATGCAGACTATTCTAGAGAATATGCACTATCTAGTTTTATGGCTAATAATAAATATTTATTATTACCAAATGATAATACAAATACAGGTTCTACTTCTATTAGAAGAGCTTTAATTGTTAGATCTGTTGTTGTAACTAATACATCTAATGTTCAAGTATCTTTAGAACCAAGAGATGATACTTTTATTACAGAATATAATGCAGCTGGAGATACAGGCTTTCCAAAATATTATTCAATGTTTAGAGAAAATGCTATTCAAGTAGCACCTATTCCAGATGACGATTATCCAGTTACATTAGACTATGTATATACACCTGATAACTTAAATTCTACTAATACAACTACTTATATTAGTGAAAACGCACCACAATTATTATTATATGCTTGTTTAGTTGAAGCTTTTTCATATTTAAAAGGACCTATGGATATGTACAAACTATATGAAGATAAGTATAATACAGCATTACAAGGATTTGCGTTAGAACAAACAGGTAGAAGACGCAGAGACGAGTACTTTGATGGTTCACTAAGAATTAAAATTAATTCACCATCACCATAAACTATAAGGAGTAAGATATATGGCAATAGCACAAGCAGTATGTAATTCTTTTAAACAACAAATTTTAGAAGGGCAACATCAATTTCAATCTGGCGGAAACGTTTTTAAATTATCACTTTATACATCATCAGCTAACTTATCAGCATCAACAACTGTTTATACTTCAACTAATGAAGTAGCAAACACTGGTCAGTATACAGCTGGAGGTGGTACTTTAACAGGACAACAAACTTCACTTGATACAGGTGTGGCAATTGTTGATTTTGCAGACTTATCATTTACAGGAGTAACATTAACAGCAGCTGGAGCTTTAATTTATAATACATCGGCAGCAAACAAAGCAGTTTGCGTTTTAGATTTCGGTGGAGATAAATCAGCAACAGCGGGAACATTTACAATTATATTCCCAGCATTTACTTCAGCAAGTGCAATATTAAGAATTAGCTAGAAAGAAGTTTTATGACATTTGTTATTAATGACAGAGTCAAAGAAACTACTACTACATCAGGAACAGGCTCTATCACTTTAGATGGAGCCTCTCTTGATTTTCAAAGTTTTCAAAGTGGTATAGGAATAGGTAATTCAACTTATTATACAATTGCTGGAGGAAATCAGTGGGAAGTTGGTATTGGTTCATTATCAAACTCTACTACTCTTACTAGAGATAGTATTATTTCTAGTTCCAATGGAAATAGTATAGTAACATTTTTAGCAGGAGAAAAAGACGTTTTTTGTACATTACCTGCTACAAGAACACCTTCTCCAGTTATGACTCCTCAACAGTTTGTTAATACACATAATTCAACAATTAGTGATGATCAAACCTTAGATTCAGGGGTATTGGCAGGACCGGTAAGTATTACTGGGACTTTAACAGCAACGGGTAATTTAGTTATAGTATAAAAGGCAGTATTGAAACAGGTGTTTATTAATTATATAATCACAGAAGAAACAAATTTACAGTAATAAAATGACTGGTATTTTAAGAGTAGATACATTACAGAATTCAAATACATCAAATATTATT